CGTAAAGGAAAATACATACCTGATGGAATAGACTTCTGTCATATAATGCCAACGGCATATTTAGATACATGGGGTAGGAAATATAATACTCAATTAGTATTAGCTCATTTAGTTGAACAAGATAAAGAGTATGCTAACTTCTTTAGTAAGTATAACAATACAAAGATATTAGATAACTCAGCTTTTGAAATGTTTAAAACTGGACAGCCTATGTATCAGTCTGATAAATTAATTGAGATGGGTAAGAAAGTTAATGCTGACTATATTGTAATGTCTGATTATCCAGATCAAGATCCTTCTGTAACTATTAAAGCTGCTGAAGAGTTAGCTCCTAAGTTTAAAGACGAAGGCTTTGGTACATTCTTCTGTCCTCAATCTAAGATAGGAGACCTTGATGGTCTTGTGTCAGCTTTTGCTTGGGCAGCTACAAGTTCTTTAGTAGACTATATTGGTTTTAGTATACTGAATATACCTAATGCTTATGGTGTAGAAAAAAATAATAATTTACAGAGATATCTTTCGAGATTGAAGTTCGTCAAAGAGCTAGATAAGATTGGTATTCTGGATATGATAGTAGAGAATGGAAAGAAGGTTCATTTTCTAGGAATGGTGGATGGTCCTAATGAAATCGAGCTTATGGAATACAATGGCTACTCTGAGTGTATTGATACTTGGGATAGTAGTGCTGCTGTTTGGTATGGTCTTAACGGTATCAGGTTTGATAGTAGCCCAACTGGTGCAGTCAATGGTAAATTTGAAAAAGAAGTTGACTTCAATTGTAAAAAAGGTGATATTAAAAGTGTGGAATATAACTTAGCTTATATTGATAAATTATGTGGAGAAGTGAATGCTAAAGAATATAGGTTTGACGACTAATATAAGTGTGTTACCTAATGATAACATACAACCTAATGCTGTAGACCTTAATATAGATAGGGTATGGGAGATAGGTTCTAGTGAATTTTATATTGGTATAAAAAAGAAACAACATAGAAAAGATACAAAAGAAATCTTTCCGGATAGTACTGGAGAGTGGTTATTAGAAGAAGGTAAGAAGTATCAATTTGATACAAGTCATTGGGTTGTTATACCTGAAGGCTTTGCTGGATGGCTAATACCTAGATCAACATTAAACCGTAATGGTATTACAATTACATCTGGATTATATGATAGTGGCTTCCAAAATTATGTTGGAGGTGTGATGCATATTGGTTGTGGTAATGCAAGAGTACAAAAAGGTGCTCGTGTAGCTCAATTTATATACATTGAAGCTGAAACTGATAGTATGTATGATGGAGATTATAATGCTACAGATACGAGACCTCACTAATGAGATTTAATGAAAAAGAATTTTTAAAAGAAGTAGAAAATTATATTGATAGTACTTACAATCAACATTATGTTGGTAAGAAAGAAGTACAGACTATTGATGTATGGGAAACACTAGGTAGTATTGATACAACTTGTAGAGATACTGCTATAAAATATTTAATGAGGTATGGTAAGAAGGGTGGTCATAATAGAAAAGATCTATTGAAGGCTGTTCATTATATTGTATTGTTAGCACATTTTACATCAGGAGATGATAATGGAAATTAAGATTGAGATTGACCAACTAAAGAAAAGAAAACTATTTGTAGCTACTCCTATGTATGGAGGACAATGTCATGGTATGTATACTAGAAGTACTAATGACTTGTCTGCATTGTGTATGCATTATGGAATAGAAGTTAAGTTCTATTATTTATTTAATGAAAGTTTAATTACTAGAGCTCGTAACTATTGCTGTGATGAGTTTATGAGAAGTGATAGTACTCATATGATATTTATTGATAGTGATATTGGTTTTGATGCTAGAGATGTTTTATCTATGATGGCATTAATGGATCATGAAGATGATAAGTCTCCCTATGATATAATGTGTGCTCCTTATCCTAAGAAATGTATTGCTTGGGAAAAGATTAAAGCAGCTGTCGATCAAGGTAAAGCAGATGAAGATCCTCAAAACTTAGATAACTATGTTGGTGACTATGTATTTAATCCAGTACCTGGTACAGATAAAATACAATTAGATCAACCAGCTGAAGTGTTAGAAGGTGGTACTGGGTTTATGATGTTTACTAAAAAGAAATTACAAAGGTATAAAGATGCTTATTGGAATGATAGTGAGCATAGTCCTGGTGGATTTAGATATAGACCTGACCATGTTAGAACTAAAGAGTTTGATGGGAAATCAGAAATAATGATGTACTTCCAAGCATTGATTGATCCTGTATCAAGACGTTATCTTTCAGAAGATTATATGTTCTGTCAGTGGGCTCGTAAGATTGGTTTGAAGATATGGTTATGTCCTTGGATGAAATTACAGCATGTAGGTACTCATGTGTTTGGTGGTAGCTTAGCAGACTTAGCTCAGATACAAGCCTCTGCTACAGCTGACTCTTCTAAGGTAGGAATTAATTCAGGAGGTAAACCTCTAAAAGGACCTTTGGAAGGTTCTAAAGTTACAATGAAAGACACTGGTGCTGTTCATAATAGAAAGACTGGTACATTTGAAGATGATACAGCTAAGAAGTTAGCTGCTAAGAAAGCGAGACAAAATGCAAATAAGTAATCAGACTATACAAATACTAAAAAACTTTGCTATGATTAATCCTTCTATAGCTTTTGAGCCTGGTGAGGTATTACAAACTATAGCTTCATCTAAATCTATAATGGCTAAAGCTAAGATAACAGAAAGCCTTACAACGTCAGGAGCAATCTATGATCTTAGTAGGTTCTTAGGTGTGATAAGTCTATTTGAAAAACCTGAGTTTGATTTTACTGAGACACAAGTTGTAGTACGAGGAGGAAGATCATCAGTCAATTATACATTTGCTGATCCTTCTATGATCATTACACCACCTAAAGATAAACAGATAACAATAGATAAACCAGACGTTGAGATAGATCTCTCTGGTAATAAAATACAAGCTGTATTAAAAGCAGCTGCTGTGTTACAGTTACCAGAAGTATCTATTATGTGTGATGGAGCTCAAGTATATCTACAAGCATTGGATAGTAAGAATCCATCTACAGATGATTATAAAGAAGAGATAATGGATTGGACTAATGAAACAAAGTTTAACTTTATCTTTAAGACAGAAAACTTTAAGATGATGCAGTTTGATTATAATGTGAAATTAACTAGCAGAGGTATCGCTCAGTTCACTTCAACGTCTTCGGACATGGAGTTAACTTACTGGGTTGCTGTCGAAGCTAATTCAACATACGAGTAGTATATGCGTGATGAATATTTATGGGTAGAGAAGTGGAGACCTAAGAAGGTTGATGAGACTATTCTACCTAAGGAATTACATAATACATTCCAGGAGTTTGTGGACAGTAAGAACATACCAAATTTAATACTGGCTGGTGGTCCTGGGGTAGGCAAGACTACCATAGCCAAGGCTATGCTAGAGCAGTTAGACTGCGATTATATCGTTATAAACGGTAGTCTATCCGGTAATATAGATACCCTGCGTAATGAAATAATGCAATTTGCTTCTTCGGTAAGTTTGTCTGGTGGTAGAAAATATGTCATACTAGATGAGGCTGATTATTTAAATCCTAATAGTACACAACCTGCTCTTAGAAACTTTATGGAAGAGTATAGTTCGAACTGTGGATTCATTCTTACTTGTAATTTTAAGAATAGAATTATACAACCATTGCATTCTCGTTGTAGTGTAATAGACTTTAAGATCAATGGAGATGCACCACAGTTAGCATCAAAGTTCTTTAGACGTGTTGAAGTTATCTTAAATAAAGAAGCAATTACATATGATAAAAAAGCAGTAGTAGAACTTATAACAAAGTTCTTTCCAGACTATAGAAGAGTACTAAATGAGTTGCAAAGGTATAGTGTATCTGGATCTATTGATAGTGGAATACTAACTAACTTATCAGATGAAAATTTTAAAGAGCTTGTTAAACATTTAAAGAATAAAAATTTTACTGATATGAGAAGATGGGTTGCTAGTAACTTAGATAATGAACCTGTTGTATTGTTTAGAAATATATATGACAATGCTTCTCATGTAATGAATAAAAGTTCTATACCTCAATTAGTATTAACTATAGCTGACTATCAATATAAAAGTGCCTTTGTAGCTGACCAAGAAATAAATATGGTTGCATGTTTAACACAATTGATGGCTGAATGCGAATGGGTATAAAAAAAGTTGCAGTAGTAGGTAATGGAGTTGCTGGTATAACAACAGCTTACTTTCTTGCTAAGAAAGGTATTGAAGTTGATATCTATGATAGGAATAAAGATGTAGCACATTATCCTGCATGTAGTTATCAGAATGGTGGCCAACTATCTGTAAGCAATTCTGAAGTATGGAACACGTGGGATAATGTCTTTCGTGGTATGGGATGGTTGTTTAAAAAAGATGCTCCCCTTGCATTAAGACCTGACATTATTAGTTGGGATAAAATTAAATGGCTAGCTGGCTTTGTTGGTGCAACAATAACAAATAGCTATGAAAAAAATACTCGTAAGACAATCCAGTATGCTTTAAGATCAAGAGAGTTACTTTTAGAACTTGAGGATGAGATTGGTATAAAGTATGACCAACAAAAATGTGGCATAGCTCACATCTATCGTAATGGTGCATCATACAAACATGCACTGCATAACATACAAAGATTTCAAGATACAGGATGGGATGTAAAAGACTATCCAGTAGAAAAATTATCTAACTTAAAAACAAATGGCATAGTAGGAGCTACTATGTGTGAAGATGATTTTATTGGTGACATCAATTTCTTTTGTACTGAACTATACAATCATATGAAAGCAAAGTATGCTGTAACAAAGTATGAGAATAATGTGACACAATATCAAAATAATGAACCTGGTAACGTAGGTTTAGATACTTTAGCTAGTCGGTATGATGAAGTAGTGGTTGCTGCTGGAGCATGGACTAGTCAACTAGTACCACAGT